TTCAGTAACTGTTTCTTAGGAGTAAATGATGGATAAGAAAGATTTAGCGCAAGACAAAAAGATGATTGCTGGTGCAGTGCACAAGCATGAGAAAGCCAAGCACAAAGGTGCGCCGCTGACTAAGCTTAAGAAGGGTGGCCCTACAGGTATGGATATGCGTAAGATGGGGCGTAATCTTGCTCGCGTTGCAAATCAAAGGGGCAAATAATGGCTAGCTACAGCATGAAGAAAGGCGGCAAAGAGGTCGGCCCTGCGTCAACCTACGCTGAGCCGCACACAATGCAGGGTAAGAAGCTAACGATTTCTAGTAACCCCGGCTCGCCGTACATTAACAAACTTGAAAAACCCATCAAAACTTCTGGTATCAAGATGCGCGGTGCTGGGGCTGCAACCAAAGGCGTGATGTGCCGGGGGCCGATGGCGTGAACTATACGGAGTTAAAGAAGGCGATCAGGGGTTACGTCGAAAACGATTTTCCTACGATTAACTTCACGGATTCCAGTACGGTTTGGGATTCGGATGACCAGCTTGCGACATTTGTTCAGCAGGCTGAGCAGCGTATTTATAACTCCATGCAGTTCCCTTCAATCCGTAAAAACATGACAGGTGTTACGGCAACAGATAATAGATACCTTGAATGCCCTCCTGATTTTTTATCGCCTTATAGTCTTGCTGTTATTGATGCTAATGGGCGGTATTATTATTTACTTAACAAAGATGTTAACTTTATACGTGAGGCTTACCCTGTGCCGACAGGTTCAGGTAATACAGGGCGTCCACGGCACTACGCTATTTTTGGTCCTACAGTAACAGGCGGCGTTATTAGTAATGAGTTAAGTTTTATTCTTGGCCCAACGCCTGACGCTATTTATACCGTAGAGCTACACTATTACTACTACCCAGAATCAATTGTAACTGCGGGCACGACATGGCTTGGTGATAACTTTGATTCGGTTCTTTTGTATGGTGCACTGCGAGAAGGTTATGTCTTTATTAAAGCAGGGCCAGAGCAAATGGCAGTAATCGATGCCAAATATACTGAAGCCGTAGCCCTTGCAAAACGTCTGGCAGATGGTCTGGAGCGTCAGGATGCTTATCGTTCGGGGCAGTACAGGCAGGCGGTAACCTGACATGGCAATTTATCAAACGATGTGCACAAGCTTTAAGGCAGAAGTAGCCCAAGGACTGCACAATTTTACAAGGACAACGGGAAATGTATTTAAACTCGCCTTGTACGTCGCAACTGCCAATCTCGGTGCAGATACCACCGTCTACACATCCACGGGTGAAGCCAGTGGAACCAATTATTCGGCTGGGGGGATTGCGCTCACAAACATCACGCCCCTTTCTTCAGGTACTACAGGATATTGGTCTTTTGACGACGCTACGTTTACCAACGTAACGCTTTCCTGTGCAGGGGCATTGATTTACAATGCTACCAACGGCAACCGTGCTGTTTGTGTCTTGAGTTTTGGCAGCACAATTAATAAAACTGCATCTAATCTTGTAATAACTTTCCCTCCAATGGGCGCAACTGATTCTGTTTTAAGGATTACATAATGGAACTTAAAGCCAAAGCAACAGACACAATCGCTAGCGGTTTAATCACTAGCCCCGGATCGTCTGAGGGAGTAAAAGCCACAGGTCGGTTTGTGATTGAGTGTTATGACAAAGACGGCAAGCTCAAGTGGGTTGATGACTCAAAGAATCTTGTCGTTAATGTTGGTCTTCAGTACATGGCTGGTACGGCACTTGACGGATCTACAGCGCGTATTACGTCTTGGTATCTGGGTCTTTACGGTGCGGCATCAAGCAATAACCCCGCCGCTGGGGATACGATGTCTTCTCATGCTGGCTGGACAGAAGTTACAGATTACACAGAAGCAACACGCCCTGCGGCAACATTTGTCGCTGCGACAACGGCTAATCCTTCGGTTGTAACCAATTCAGCCAGTAAAGCCCAGTTCACCATGAATGCTACGGTAACGGTTGGCGGGGCATTTCTTACAAGCAATAACACCAAAGGCGGTACTTCAGGTACGTTATTTTCTGCCAAGGATTTTAATTCCCCCGGTGATCGCTCTGTAGTCTCAGGTGACGTGGTGCTTGTGACTTATACCTTTAGCCTATCGGCATAATAATGGCTGAGGGCGGCTGGGGGTCCGGCGCGTGGGGACAGGCTGGCTGGGGAGACTCGGTTTATGATCGCACCATCTCAGAATCAGCAACAGGTACGGATTCAACAGCCGCAGCGGTTAACTTTGCTCCCAGCATTTCAGAATCGGCAACAGCCACAGATAGTATTGATACGCTTACCCAGTTTGGTTCATCCGTATCAGAAACCAGCACAGCCACAGACGCAACCGAAGCATTTGCTCAGTTTTTATCAAGCATTACAGAGTCAGCTTCTGGTCTGGACGTTAATAGTGCTTTGGTTAATTTTGCAACGGCTATTACGGAAAGCGCATCAGGGTCGGATGTTGTTGCAACAGGCATTACATTTGGATCTGTTGTTACAGAAACAGCCACAGGTGCAGACAGTATTGACGGAAGGAAACTCTGGGAGCTTATTGATGACTCAGAGACAGCAAACTGGCAAAATATCAGCAGCAATCAAACGCCTAGTTGGAGCGAGATTAATACCAACCAGACTTCCAACTGGACAACGATTTCGACTTGAGGTGAATCATGACTGTTAACCGCACAACCCTTTTAGATCTTCCCCTCCCGGTCACGGGTACGGAGTCGGGTACTTGGGGCGATACAACTAATAATGGTTTAACGCAATACACGGACATTGCGATTGCAGGGATGAACTCATTAACCAGCGCAAACTTTACGGCTGGGGCTTTAACCATTGCAAACACGCTAGGGGATTCCTCAGCGACTAATATTGCCGCAGGATCTGCACAGTATGCAACGATCAAAGTATCTTCGTTAGCAGTTAACTCCACCATCACAGCCCCAGGCAGCAACCGCTCATACAGAATCATCAATGCAGACGCAACGTATAGCTTAACCATCAAAGCTTCTGGGCAGACGGGTGTGACATTTTTACCCGGACAAACGGGTGTCGTTGCCTTTAATGGTACGGATTATGTGATTGTTGGCGTGGTTGGTGCAGGTACTGCGACTGATAATGCTGTTGCTCGGTTTGATGGCACGACGGGTGAGATTTTACAAAGCAGTGGCGTCACGATTGATGACTCTAATAACGTGTCTGGGGTAGCACAGTTAAACATTACGACACTTGACGCAACCAACATTGAAGTCACCAACATCAAAGCCAAGGACGGTACGGCTGCGGCAAGTATTGCCGACTCTACTGGGGTAATCACGGTAACAGCAGCCCCTGTTATGTCCGCATTGACGGCATCACAAGCCGTATTTACAACTGCTGGAAAGGCTTTAACCAGCAACGCAATCACGGGTACAGGCAATGTGGTGATGTCGGCTTCACCAACGCTTACGGGAACTGTTTCAGCGGCAGCGGCAACGCTGTCTGGAAACCTGACGCTCTCCGGCGGCACCGCCAACGGTGTCCTGTACCTTGATGGCAGCAAGGTGGCGACGAGTGGGAGTGCGCTGACGTTTGATGGGAGCAATTTAGCCACGACCGGAAACATGACGGTCAACGGAACTAACGGTTACAACGTGCAAGTGTCTGGTGGCAACGCTTATCGGATGTACGCAACAGCAAACGATCTGGTTTTCCGTTCTGTCACTGCTGGCAGCGATGTAATGACGTTGGCCTACGATGGGAACGTGGGCATCGGGACGAGTTCGCCAAATGCGCGTTTGACGATTGGTGATGGTTCAATCACCTACAAAAACAGTTCAGCCTCAACATCTACTGTCCGTGAATTATTTAATTATGTAAACACCACCGTAAGTTCTGCTACGGCAAACGGTTTAAGTGTTGGTTTTAGAACGAGCGACAGTTTCCCCAACCGTGGCGCATCTGTAAGGATGTTGCAGACTGGTAACTCTGATGCTGGTGGGGACGCCTCGTCAATTATTTCGTTTTTTACTTACTCTAACGGCATTGATAACGGAGCCGAGCGTATGCGCCTCGACTCCTCAGGCAACCTCGGCCTCGGGGTGACGCCGAGTGCGTGGGATGTGGGGTCAGTGAAAGCCTTGCAGATTGCAGGCGGTAACTTTGTTGGTGACACAGCGGGTACATATCGCGCCCGTGTTGTGGCTAACGGCTATTTCGATGGCGGTTGGAAGTATCAACAAAATAACTACGCCACACAATAGGCGCAGAACAGTGCTGATGGCGCCCACACTTGGTTCACCGCCCCCTCCGGCACAGCAGGTAACGCTATTACCTTTACTCAGGCGATGACGCTGGATGCGAGTGGGAATTTGGTGATAAACAATACATCCCCAAGCACTTTTGGCAAGTTTGTTGTGCAAGTGGATGGAACGACTACACCTACAAATGCAACA